TCGCCGTGATCGGCGGCGCGGTACTGTTCGAGGTCGCGCTTGAAGCTGAGCCCAAGCTCGTCGAACAGCAGCTTCGCGATCTCGCGCTCAGCAGCCGCGCCCTTCTGCCTACCGTTCACCACGCTCTTCGCGCCTTTTCGCTATGGCCTGCACCAGCAGTTCGTCCGCCAACGTCGAGAGCGTCCGGTGCGGCGAGAGCTCAAGCTCCTCGCGCAGCATCTGTCGCGTCGATGCGCGTAGGCGCAGCAGTTGTTGTTCGATGTCGGACATTTGCGGCTCCTGAAAAAATTTCTAGCAAAATGCTATCGAGGGGTTGATAGCACGATAATATTGATTATACTAGTAGGACGTTGATAGAACGTCACATCGAAGGGAGACATCGATGACAATCAGAATGGAAGACCTCGACCGCGATACGCTTGTAAAGCTGGGCCTCAAGTCCGAGCCGAAGCCTCGCGAGTTCACCGTTGAGATGGAACGCCAGTGGGCGATCAAGGTTCTCGGCCCGATTGCTGGCCTGACCAAAGACCAGCGCCGCCGCGTTCTCGAACGCGCCATCAAGATGAGTGCTGCGTGATGAGGCAGTATCTCGACGACATCATCGGGATGATAGTCATTCTGTTTATGATCCTCGGCTGGATCGACTGGCTGTGGATTTTTGGGGTTGAGAGCTCTCAATCCTACACATGGTGGGCCTTGGTCGCCTACCTTAGCTCATAAGGAGGTAACTGAAATGAGCAAGTTCAATATCACTCTCGCCGTGCCTGCTGAGGCACTCCCTAACCTGATGCACGACATGCCCGACTGGACGGACGTGTATCGCGTCGAGCTTGTTAAGGTCGAGCGCGCCGAGGTCGAGGCAGCCGCACCTGCTGTCCGGGCGACGCCGGTCACGAAGCAGGAGGTGTTCACCAAGCCCCTCGCCGACGTGGTCGCCATCGACCGCAAGCCGAGCGGCAAGCGGACGCACCACACCTCGGCCGCCGAGGTGTATGACGTGACCCGGTCCCTGTACCAGACGACCGGCGCGTCCTTCCGCTCGCAGGATGTCTGGCATGCGCTGCGCGCTCGCGGCATCAACGCATCGCGCGACGCGGTGTACCAGCACCTGATCAGCCTGCGGCAGATGGGCTTCGTGAAGGCCGTCGCTGGCCGTGGCGCTGGCGGCGGGTACTTTAACGTCGTCACCCGCGACGTGGAAGCGGATGTGTTCGAGGCCGAGTATCGGGAATACCTCGAAGCCTAAACCAAAGCGCCCGGCTGTCGTGGCCGGGCGCCCATCGAAGGGAGATTGAGATGATTGTTTACACCGCGACGAACACCGTCAACGGCATGCAGTATGTGGGGGTCACCGTTAAAAAGCTGAAGTACCGGAGAAAGGGCCACTTCCACGACGCCAGAAGGGGGCGCGGAAGTTTGTTCAGCATTCAAGAGGCCATCCGCGAGTTCGGCATGGACAAGATATGCTTCGAGCAGATCGACGAGGCTCGGGACTATAGCGAACTGCGGCAGAAGGAGATGCTCTGGATTGACCGCTTGGATACGCTGTCGCCAAACGGCTACAACCTGAACAAGGGCGGAAACGTATGGGGCGAGATAAAGAACAAGACGTACAAGCACAAGTTTGTTCTGGACGGCAAAACCTACTACGGCATCGCTGGCTTGGCTGACGCTTTTGGTCTGACGAAGAAAACTGTCGAGGCTCGCTTTTACAGCAACCTGAACTGGTCGCTGCGACAGATCGTGGGCCTCGACCCTGCCCCTCGACAGGTTCCTGTTTGCGCTAAGCCGGTGACATATCAAGGCGTGACTTATCCAAGCGTGAGGCACGTTGCGCGCGCCCTTTCACCAGAACTGCCGCCCGACACCTTTCGGCATCGTTTAGAGGTCGGCATGTCCATTGAGGACGCGCTCAAGCCAGAGAAGATAATAGGTAAGGCGAAGAAGATCACGGCACATGGTCGGACCTTTGAGAGCATTTCGGAGGCTGCGAGGTTTGCAGGGATAAGGCCCGGCACATTGCAGCAGAGGCTATACGCAGGCTGGTCAGCAGATGACGCAGTCTCCCCCAAGGTGAGGGAGAACCCTGTGACGGCCTTCGGCGTCGAGTACAAAAACAAGATTGAGATGTGCAAAGCGCTCGGCGTTGATTACGAGGTTTTCCTACGCCGCGTGTATCATTCCGGCCTCACAATCGAGCAGGCGGTGTCTGGAGAAAAAACCAGATACCAGAAGCGCCTTGAGTTCGTGGTCGATGGCAAGACTTTCGACACGAAGAAGGAGGCCGCAATACATTACGGCGTGAAGCCCTCGCAAATCACTAAGCGCCTGCGTCGGGGCTGGACCCCCGAGCAGGCCGTAGGATTGGAAACCAGAGCAAGGAGACAAACCAATGGTAGGTAAGCTCACCCCCGACGACATCGTCACCGCATCCCGCGTCCCGGCCCTGATGGGCCTGTCGCCTTACACCACCCCGAACGAGTTGCTGAAGGAGGCCATCGAGGCGGCCGCAGGCAACCCGCCCGAGCGGTTCGCACAGAACGAGGCGATGCGCTTCGGCGATCTGCTGGAGCCCGTGATCCTCGACGAGGCGGCGTACCGGCTCGACCTCGATCACGTCAACACGAACATCACCGAGGCGGTCTACCACCCGGACCTGCCGCTGGCATGCTCGCTCGACGGTCGCGGCGACGGATCGCTGACGTGGGAACACGACCCGGCGAACGGCATCTATGTGCCGCAGGGCGGGGTGGTCGATACCCACGGGCTCGGTGTGCTAGAGGCGAAGAACACTAGCGCGGCCCCTGAAGACGCTCCCGCGCCTCACAGGGGGCCGTTGCAGCTTCAGGCGCAGATGATGTGCACCGACGCTGCTTGGGGCGCTGTGTGCGTCCTGTATCGAGGCTCCGAGCTTCGCATCTTCCTGTACCGTCAGGACCGGGAGGTGCAGGACCAGATCGAGGACGCGGTCCACGAGTTCGAGCGGCGCAAGCGTGATGTCGATTGGTATCCGCCGCTGTCGTCCGCCGACGCGAACGTGGCGTGGGGGCACGTCGATGACGGCGCCCCGGCGATTGACCTGAACGAGGTCGCCGACGCAGAACACTGGGCAAGCGTCCTGATCGCAGCGCGTGAAGCTCGCCGTGCAGCCGAGGCTGAGATCGACGAGTGCGAGACGATGCTGAAGGAGATGCTCGGCAATCACGAGGAGGGGCAGATCGAGGTCGATGGGTCCGTCTATTACATCAAGTGGCCGATGCGTAACTACAAGGCGCAACCGGCCAAGACCACTGAGGCCAAGCCTGCCCGGCAGGTGCGCGCCAAAACCCTGACCGTAAAGGAGGCGTAGATGGTTGTGCGCGTGAAGAAGGGAACGAAGGACGACCTGCCGGTGTGGTGGGTCGTCTCGGTCACCAAGACCGGAACGCATCGCCTCGCAGCGTGCGAGGGTCGAGAGGCGGCAGAGGCCGTCGCAAAACTGATGAAGGGAGAAGGCTGATGCAGGTGATCAGGAACAAGGGCGGATATGTGATCCGCGTCTCGAACGTCGAGTGGGCGCTGCTACAGGACTTTGAGAGCGCGGGGCGCATGACATATGTCGAAGAGTTGGAGGGGGGCTACAGCGGCCTTGAGCGCGCAGAGAAGTCAATCCTGACGCAGATCGAGAATAACAACCGACCGTGGATGACGGTCACCGAAGACAGGAGGAAGTGATGGTATCGCTCACCGAGAAGCAGGCCAGCGTGCTGGCCTACATCTCCCGGCACATCCGGCGCTATGGATATGCGCCCAGTGTGCGGGAGGTCGCCGAGGCGACGGGCCGATCCCGAACGGCGGCCCACGCGCTGATCTCGCAGCTTGCGAAGCGAGGCGCGATCAAGCACGACAAGTACAGCCATCGAGCAATCGAACTGCTGTGAAAAAAAATGATCTGGGGGTATTGATATTGGATCGATATCCCCTTATCTTCTTGGAGTAGGACATTTCTAGAACAGGGAGACAGTTCAATGATTGAATATACAGACCTCACCACCCGCGAACGCGCAATCATGTCACATATTTTTGCCGCCAATGCCGAGCAGCCGCATCTGGTTTCGAGGAGCGCATCGATCGGCGAGATCGTCGCCGACTATCCGGGCGAGGTTACTGAATGGGGCGAGAGCGACCCGCATATGGACATGTTCGTCGCGGTCAAGGAAATGGACGGGCTTTTCCCGATGCGTGAGTATCGCGGCGTTCTTTCCAGCCTGTCGCAAAAAGGCGCTTTGAAGCCTGACGATTGGGGACAGGGCGAATTTTGGGCGATCACCAAGCAAGGTTGGGCGGCTGCGGTCGACTGCAATCGCCGCGAAGAAATAGCCGCGACCGGCTATTAATCAACCGGCGGGGCTTCGGCCCCGCCCATCATCGAAGGGAGACATACGATGACTTACTGTGAAGTTCGCTTTTTCAAGAAGGACGGTTCCTGCCAGCGGCTCAAGGAGTTCGGCAGCCTGACCGACGCGATGGCCTGCTATGACCGCGCCGTCGAGCAGTCCAAGGCGCTCCACGACCTCGACTACAGCGAGGTTGCCGTCGGCCCCGAGGATATCCTGTATTACCAAATTCAGGTTGTCGCTCGCGACGAGAACATGACGTGGTGCGTTGAGCAAGCTAACTGGGTGGCGGCCTAACGGCCCCACCTCCATCATCGAAGGGAGACAAACGATGAAGATTATCGAGAACGATGACCGGATCAGGGCCGCGAATTTCCTGAAGGATCAGATCAGCCAGCTTGAGAATATCTCGGCGGCGCTCATGGACCTTGCGGTCGATAACCGCGAGAATGCGCTGGAGTTTTTCGAGGCGGCGCATCTGGCGCAGCGCTCAGCCGATGCGGCCCATAAGCAGGTTGATCGCCTGTACCGCGAATGGATGGATGTCGAGGACGGGCGTGCCTAGCGCCACCTGCCCATCATGCGGCGGAGAAGGTCGCTGCTGGTATGAGGTTCAGTACGCCGCACCAATGGCATGGCGCGGCGGCTACCTCGAAGAGAAAGAGATGGAGTGCCATCTCTGCGAGGGATCAGGCGAAGTTGACGAGGAGGTCGCCGAGAGTTACGATCCCTGATATTCCTCCCTAACTGGCCCCGCTTCGGCGGGGTCTTTTTTTATTTCGTGTCGGTCTGCTTCGACTTGTCATATGACCTCATTCCGGCAATCCCGAGCATGCCGAACAGGAGCGGCATCATCACGCTCATGTCAGCCTGCGGGATCACGATGCCGAACCCGGCGCAGATCGGGCTCACCATATAGTTGATGCCGAGGCTCAGACCGCATATCCATCCGATCAGCGGACGCCACGACGCCTGAAACCAGTTGCCCTTAGCGTCGGCCTTCAGCACCTCGATCTGCGCGAGTATCTGCTCCTGCGCGTGGCGCTCGGCCATCGTCGCAAGATCGTGCGCCAGCTTGGCGCGCTGGTCCTTGTCCTCGATGAACTTGTCGAGGATGCCGGACACTGCGGGGATAAGAGCTTGGATCATTCCATCACCTCTATGTCTAGGTCTGTCGGGAAGCACAGCATTTCCTTGTTCACGGTCATGCGCTCCTCCCAATTAATGTAAGTCCCGGCGACGTGACAGTGGGCCATCGTCTCATGGTCGCTCAGGACGTGGACGGTCAATTCGCCATTCACCTCGGCGACGACCATCAGCAGCAGCCACTTCACTTGTCTTCACTCTTGCCGAGCCACACAGCGAAGCAGGCGCTGAAGCAGCCGAACACGACGCTACAGAAGCCGCTCTGCTCGATCGTCGGGTTGTCGAGGGTGGTGTACCAGCCGACCACGTTGAAGCACATCACCGTGATCGCCAGCATCATCAGGCGGGGCATCAGCTTCCACTGGAGGATGCGCTCGAAAGTTAGCTCAGCCATCCATCCACTCCCCGCTGATCATCATCGCGGCCATGTCCTCGGCGCGCTTGCCGACTTGCGCCGCCCACTTGCTGTCGAGCATCTGCGACGCGGCCTCAGCGTAATCACCCGCCTCAATCGCCGCCTGAGCCTTCTTGAAGCCGTCCCAGCGTGGCTTGCCTAGGTTGAACAGCATCGAGATCACAACCGCCTGACGCGGCTCTGAGAGGCCAGCAAACCAAGGGTAGGTCTCTGCCTCTGCCCGGCAGCGCTTCAGATCGTTCGCCAGCAGGTAGTCGATCTCGTCCTCGGACAGTCCGCCGCCTAGCTCTTGGTCGATCAGGCGGCCAACACCTATCGTCCAGTACCCACGGCTGTCGGTGTAGGCATGCGGCACCACGCCCTCGTGGTGTTTGATCATCTCAATCAGCTTATCCATTTCGCGTCTCCATCACGATTTGCACGGCCCGGTGCCAACTATCACACTCGATGTCCGGCTTGTCGAACCAGCTTATCGGCCTGCGCTGCGTGTACTGATTGACGCAGCAGGCCGCCGTGAAGTGTACTCGGCGCTGATCGATGGCGCAATGTGCGAGGATGTCGAACTTCTCCAGCGTCGGCAGCGTCTTCTTCATGCGCCCGGCGGCGTTCTGGAACTGGTAGCAGGGGCGGTGATCCTTCTGCTTGCGGAGGTGCGCCGACTTCACCTGCACCCGGAAGAAATCGCCTTCAAACCATGCGACGAGGTCAACGCTATCCTGTTGCGCCGCAGAGACGCGATACCCTAATTCGAGGATTGCTGCCGCCGTGATGTACTCCCCCACCAAGCCGGTAGTCGTGGCTGATCCTGTCAGGCGCTCCCCCTACAATCTCCCTTGGTGGTGAAGGATAAGGGCTGCAAGCGCCCCGAGTACGGCGAGGCAGCACGCGATGAACACCGCGATGATTGTGCCCTCGACGATCTTCTTGCGACGCGCTGCGGCCGCTATCTCCGCCTCGCGTCGTGCTGTTCTTGCCTTTGCCTGAAAGCGCTGCCAGTCGTGCCACAGACCGGGACGACCTGCGTAGATCATTATCGTTTTGAGCTCTTCCTCCTGCTGCTTGATCTTCTCAAGCGCCATGAATTCTTCGAGGTCAGAGCCGCCACCTTTTTTCTGAGCCTTGCGCTGGAGGTCTTCCTTCGCGCCGACGAAGGACGCCACCGCAGACGCAGCGTCTGCTATCTCCTTGCCATTAGATATGGCTGTGCGGATCACCGAAAATGCCGCATTACAAGCCGCCAGTTCCGCAAGCATTATCGTCTCGCGATCATAATGATCGCGACCACCAGAAGCACAGTCTGGATTGCGTCGATCAGTGGCACCTGTATCATCAATAGACCTTCCGTGTTGGCGGGACCATCTTCGGCAAACAATATGCCGTGATCTGGTTGCCCTGTTTGTGCAACGCTTGCGCGAAACGGGTGCATTCGTACAAGTCCCGAAACGCTAAATCGTCGCTAACTTTTCGTTTGTCGTCGCCAACACCGACAAACACGAACAGGATAAATGCAACGGAGAGGTCCACATCAATCGCGTCCCAGTGCTCGATCCAGCTTGTCCTCGACGCGATGAAGCGCCTGAAGTACCTGCTGCATATCTTCTTTCATCTCGGAGCGCGTGGCGTAATCCTCGCGCGTCCTGTTCAGCAGGATGTCGATCCGCTTGACCTCGGCGATCAGCGACCGGAACACCCATAGCGCTGGCGCGATCACCAGCGTCAGGAGCAAGTTCCAGAACATCATGCTGTCCATTTCCATCTCTACCCCCTACGGCGTCGCGCTTCCGGGCGCGTTGAATACATCGATGTTGATCACGCCGGAGGTCGGCACGTTCGTGTTGCCCGGCGCAGAGAACGACCAAGAATTCGACGAGCGCGTCTGCGTCTTGACCTCTCCGTTCGTAAAGGTGCTGTCGTTGCCCCAAGGCGACGAGGTGAGATTGAGCGTGGCGCCCGTGTTGTTGGTCAGCGTCATCGTGTAGCCGGTGACAGAGCCGGAGCTCCCGCCGTTTGTGTTCGCCGTGTACTGAATGGTCGGCGACCCAGACCACGCCCAGCTTTGCGATCGGTTGATCGTGCCGCCGCCGCCAATGCCAGCCGAGCAAGTCCACACCAGCACATCGCCCGGCGAGCAGGACACCGACCAGCTTCCGCCGCTGTTGCCGAGGCTCACCACGCCCGTGCCGTTCTTCGTCACGGTCAGCGCCTTACCGTCGCAGCTACCGGAAAGCGTCGTCGCAGCATCGAGTACGCGCGCCGTCCAAGTGCCAGTTCCCGACGCAGCGTTCTCGCGGATCACGTTCCAGTTGCCGCTGGACTGACCGCCAGAATAGCCGGAGTTACCCTGCGTGATCGTCGTGCTGAAGCTGGTGTATCCGCTGCCGAGGCTGGTCACTGCCGCCGCAATGTTGTTGACGGTCTGGCTGGTTGTGCCGCTGGCAGTGCTAGTGCCCGGAACCTCGTCGCCCTCGCGGTAATACTCGGACAAGGCGATGGGGTTCGACCCGCCGTAATAGGTCTGGATTTCGCTGAACGAAATCGTGTTCCCTGCGCCGCCATCAACGCCCATCTCTACGCTCCGTTGTACGCAGACAGGTCAGCAAATGCGGTGATGTCGTCTATCACCTTGAGGTGGCCGCTGTTGGTCAGCAGCATCTTGGCGTTGCCGTTGTGCCTGAACACAAGCTCGTCCGATGACGTGACCACCACGGTCCAGTCTGTGCTGGCGCCGATCTGGATCGCCACGCTTGTGCCGGTGTTGGTGGTGTTGGTGTTGGTCGCCTTCACGATCGGCGAGTTGATAACGTCAACCCTCTCTGTGCCGTCCGCGAAGTCGGCGAGGTGGGCCATGAGCATTCTGAACGAGTTGTTCAGGTCACTGGGAACCATCACCCCTTCGCTGAGGTTGATGCCGCCCAGCGAGGTGTTGCTCGCCGCCGTGTTGCTGTATTCGCGTAAGGTATCGCCTGCGCCCATTGTTCAATTCCCTCTATATTACGGAGTGACCCGTGTCATGGATGCACCGCCGTCTGTAATAGCATAAGTGACCGGACGACCGAGGCGGTCGGTGATCGTCTCGTAACGGATGCCCGGCTCAGGGATGCGCGCCTCTCCGGTGCCGGGGAGCATGCCTGCCTCGGCGGACGGAATGCCCAGTAGACCGCTCGCCGTAGGCGCAGCCTCTGCGGCCAGCAGGCCAGCGGTCGCGGGGGAGCGCATTGCTGAAGGCATCACCCTCTCCATCAGGAACGAGGTGGCCGCCTGACCGGGCCGACTATATGCGAGCTTGCCGCCGCCAAGTGCAAGGGCGGTCATAACAGGGTCAATCGCCGCGCCACCGCCGACGCCGCCCATAGTCATCATCGTCCTGAGTGGCGCGCTCTCCGGCACCTTCGCACCGATGGTCTCTGCGGCAGTCTCTGCGAACTGCTGGAGCCTGCCCTCGCCACGCTCAAGACGGTTCAGACCGGCAGCGCCTGCCTTGCGCTCTTCCCTCTGGACGGCGGACAGCAGTCTCGCCGGGGTAAACACGTTCTCCTTGACCCCTGCGCCAGTTGCTGCGGCGCGGACAGGGTAATACATCGAATAGGCTTCATTCGTCTTTCTTAGAAGGTCAGCCTTGGCCGGATAATACTTCCCGACGAGGTCCATCATCTCGGCATCCACGGCTCGGATAGCCCGGCCCAGAGTGGACTGGTATGCGTCCGTGGATTTCATGTAGGTCTGAGCAAGTTCGCCGAACCGACGCTGGATCGCTTGGATGCTTTCGCCTGTCAGCTTATCTCCGGGCGCGCGCTCGAAGATTTCGTCGATGATAAATTGCTCCAGCTTCTCTCTGCCCTGCTTGTCCAGAGCCTGAACGTAAGGAGCAATCACGCTCTGAACGTCGTCGATAAATCCTGCGCCAGCGTCGATCTCAACGCCCTGAAGCGCTTTCTTGTAGCTGTCGGAGAAAATTTCTTGCGCCTCTTTTGCGGCGTCGCGGGGGCTGGCGCCCTTCTTGACCTTCTTGCCAAGGGGCGAGAGGGCTTCGTTGTAGCTGGCCGTGGCAAACTGCTGAAGCGCCTTGAGGCGCGTCGGGCCGATCATCTCCGCACCAATGGGCAGCTTGGACAGCCCCTCCTCAATCATGCCGACCGTGCCGCCGAGGCGCTGCCCCACAGACAGTGGGATGCCGCGCTTGATAAGCTCCTTCGCACCCTCAGTGATGGCGGGGGCATACTTAGCTCCTGCGTAACCCAGCGTTCCGCCCAAAGCCATCGAGGCTGGAATGTCTGCTTTCGTCTCAGCCGTGCCTGCGCCGTACAGAGCGCCACCGGCTGCGCTCCTTGTTATGGGGGTGGTGGTCTGCATGCCCTTCTGCGCCACCTTTGCGAGACCGGGAACTTTAGACGCAACCTTCAGCAGGCCGCCCGGCGTCATTACTGCCGCGCCGATCTCAAGGCCGAAAGACAGGAAAGGGTTCTCGCCGCGAAACTTTGCAAGCTCAGCGTTCGTCGCCTTCTTCGCCTCTTCGTATGTCTGGTCGCCAAGGATGCTGCGGACATACGCCTCGGCCTCGTCGGCAAAGCCGAAGGTGATGCCCTGACCAATCGAGCGCGCCACGCCTGTAGCAAAGCTGACCGCATCCCACCCGCTTTTCTTTTTTTCAGATTTGCCAGCAGGCTTGACGACAACCGCGCCGGGGAGGTTCGAAAGATCGTCGCTCATCATCTTTCCTTATATACAATTTCACCGTTAGGCAGGATGGCGTATCCACCAATAGGAACCTCGTCCCATTCGTCTCTGGTGGTAATTTCAATCGGGTTCAAGTAAAGGCCCGGAATGCTCGGCTGCTCTTTTTCCTTGAGCTTGTCCTGAATAGTTCTTTCAAGTTGATCAAGTTGAAGAAGCAGGCTGGTCTTCCCGGCCCTTGCCGCCTTTGACGTATTCGGCGCGGTCAGCAAGTTGTCGAGGATTTGGAAGTCTCCACCTACAAGCGCGCCAAGCTCGTACAGGTTTTTCAGGTCAAGACGAAGCGCCTCAGCGACAGACGACGCCTGCGCCATCTCGTCGGTCGGGAAACCGCTCGCGCCAGAAACCATATCCGCTCGGTCAAAAGTGTCGGCCATCAATAGGTTTCTGTATTGGTTGAGCCTGCTCCCCATAGTGCGAAGCTCGGCCGCGAACTTAGATGTTTTTACCGCTTCTGTGCTTGGCTTTGTCGTTACCTCTGGCTCGACATACCCCGAAGGCTTAGGGAACTGAGACATGTTTGCGCCGGGGATCGTCTCGATGGTTTCATTGCCCTGATCGTCATACGACTTAATAGTGCGCGGCGCGGCCGCCTCTCCATACGCCAGAGAATACGCCTGTTCTTCTTGGGCAGTGGCTGTTTTGTTCTTAATCTTCGGCGCAAGGCTGATAAGCATGTTAAACGCGCCAGCCTTAAACCCGGAGCCCTTAAACATGCCGCCGCCTTTTGCGGCGACTTCCTGCGCTTTGAGGCCGAGCATCTCCGCCTTGTATTGGCGATCAAATGCCGCCGCTCTCTGCGCCGCCTCAGCCTCTTTCGCCTTCGTGAACGCCTGCAAGCCCGCCATACCCATCTGCCCGAGTATCTGGCCCGTGCTCGTCGGCACCGGCTGAGGCCCGGCAAGTTGCAGACCTGTGGCCGCCGCAGTCAGCATGCCCTGCTGCGCTGGCGATGTGATGGGCTGGCGAAAGACCTGACCGAGGCGCTGCATCGGCGTGGCAGACGGAACCGCGCCACCGGCCGCAGGACCGCCGCGCATTGCAGAGGCCAGCAGCGGAGACACGAACGGCTTCTGCGCGGCAGCCTGAGCTCGCTGTGCCGACCTCTGAGCCGCGTCCATATAGGGTGGCAACGGCTGACCGGCACGAGGGCCGGGTCCGTATCGAGGGATGTCTGTGCGCTGCACTGTCGCCGATGATAGCTGCGGGCGCAGCATATTCAGAAAGCGCTGCTCTGTGCTAGGGAACGCCAGTGAACCCGGGCGAAAGGTGCGATTGATGCTCATGCTAGAAGCCCCGACAGTCCTCCAGCGATGGCGCCATACATCGGGTTAAACCCGGCCTGACCGGCCATAGATGCGCCGCCAAGCGCGCCAGACAGCCCGCTCGCCAGAGGGTTGGTGTAATACGGTGTAATCGTCTGCGAACCAAGCTGTCCGCCCTGCACCGACGCGAGGTAGTTCGCCAGCGCGACTTGCGGCGCCTGCTGCTCGAACTGGAACCGCTCGATGTCAGACGCAAGCTCCATCTGTTCCTGAGCCTCTCGGGCGGCGCCGACGCCAGCCAGCGTCTCAAGGTCCGCGAAGCCAAGCTGCCTCGCGGCCGGTGCCTGCTGAATGGCTCGCTGCTGTAGGTCCAGCGCCATCGGGGCCAGTGCCTGACCGAGTGCCGCCTGTTGGTATGCTGAGCCGTAGCGCCCGGCCTTGGACGCCTCAGCCTCGACCTGCTCGATCACGGGCTGGAACGCCGCCGACAGCAGCGGGTTCGTCCCGGTCAAGTTCTGCATGACCACATCCTGAACTGCGCCAATGAACGGCGACCCCGTGATCGCCTTCTGCCTCAGCCCCGAAAGCGCCATCTCTGTCTCCGGCTTGAAGCCGACGACAGTCTCGCCCGGGTAAAACTGCTGAGGGCCAGCCTCATAAAGACGCTTTGCTTCCGACAGGGCAAACTCCTTGAACGGAGCCGTCGTCGGATCAGTCATCGTCTGTTGGACGTTCTGGATAGTCCGCGTACCGCCGCCACCTTTGCCCATGCTAAATTTCCCTCGTTAGTACCACCGAGTTTTGTCGGTAGCTTTCAAGTTTGCGAGACCAACCCCGTCGCCCGATGATCTCCATCCCGCTGCAACCTAGCGTCTTGGCCCACGCGGCGATTGCAGCTTCCGCGTCTATTAGTTCATCTAAGTCGCCGCCTGCGAGCCAAATGCGGCAAACTGATTTTTGTGGATAATCCACTATCTCCGTCACTATAGCAGACTTGTCGAGCGGAAAAAACTGGGCCTTCCCTTCTGACACAGCGAGCATCACGTCTTGTATCGTGTGTGTGCCGCCTGCGTATTGAAGCGCATCCTCGATGTATTTCGAGCAGCGCGCCCATTGGTCAGCCGATAATGACATAGTCAGCTTCTCCGTCGTGGCCGTGGTTCTTCTGGCCGATGACAAAACTGCCGTTGTTTTTTGTCTTGATGTAAGGCTCGTGATCATAAAAGTGCGAGTTTAATGGCGACAGCAAGATCACGCTCTCGACACCTGCGCGTGGGTCCGTGACCGTTATGTCGCTGCCGCCCGAAAGCGTGACGCTCCCGGTGCTGTTCAACTTGCCGTCAACGGTTTTGTTTAGCAACTCAGCGATTTCGCGAGTGGTCGCAAGAATAGGGTTCAGGATGCGAAAGTTTGCGGTGCGCGTTGTCATCGCCTGCCGATCTCCCGCGCCTCGATGTCAATGCCGAGCGCCTTGTCCCATCCGCCAGAGATGGTCATGCGCGCCCGGTGATACCGGCCCTGCGCCCTGACCGGCACAAAGCCCGCGTCGTTGGGCGCCTGCGCCGTTGTGTATGTGAACGCCTCGCCCTGTGTGTCTCGCGTGCCGACCGACACAGTCACGTTGCCTTCTTCATAGTACGGGTAGACGCGGGTGACGAGAGAGTGCTTGCCAGTCGATAGCGGCGCCTCAGCGGTCTCGATCGTGGCGGCAAGCGGTGCACCTGTGAACGCATAGATTTTGTCTCCGTATGCGCCGCCGAAGAAATACTGCCCGCCCTTGAAGAACCGGCTGTCGAGTTGAATGTTGAGGCCGTCAACCGTGGATGAAAGATTGGCGAGGCCGTCAACCGTGTAGCCGGACGAGAACATCGGCGCAAGCAAGTCAGCCTCGATCTCCGCCAGCGACCACTTGTTCAGCACATAGTTGTACATGATGATTTTGTCTGGCTGCCCGGTAGGAGACTGCGTCGAGGTGTAGGACCACATCGCCACTTCGTTGATCGGGTCAACCGACGCAGACATACGATAGTCGTAGTTACTATCGAAATCCTGCTTGAAGAAGTTGTTCACTTTCTCGCTTCCGATCGGGATCGTCTTTTGCCCGTCGAACGCATAAAAGCCGTCATTGTCGAGGAAGAACACGGTCGAGCCGACGTTGCAGACGCTCTCCTTGAAGGCGCAGCCGCGAGAGGACACAACCTTGTCAAACTGCCAGATCAACGGCGGGCCGGTGTAGGTGGCCCGGAAGATCGCGCGCTCAGTCAGGATCGTGCAGTATTCGCCGCCGACCAAGCCAGTGATCGCGCCACTGTCCGGCAGGTT